GTGCGAGAGCTGGGCAGCGGACGGTCACGACTAGAGGTATTGGATAACCTTCGGGTGACACCGGTACAGATCGCCCCGCAGTTGAATGTAGACGACGGCATCCAAGCTGTAAGGTCTATGCTTGATCTTTGTTACTTCGACAAGGACAAGTGCGAGAAGGGCATCGACTGCCTGAGACAGTACCGCCGGCAGTACAACGAGACCATGCAGGTCTGGGCCGAGAGGCCATTACACGACTGGACATCGCACTGCGCGGACGCATTCAGATACCTTGCCATCGGGTACAGGAAGACCTCAGACTGGGGCGAACCCATACGACGTAACCTAAAGGGCATTGTCTGATATAATTGGGGCTTCACACTGGAGGCTTCATGGCAATTCGCGAACGCTTACGCGGTATTCTTGATGAACTAATCGCTACCGGGTATCCCGAGCAGGTGGCCGAGCGCATTGCTAAGGGCGATCTTGATATGCGTCCAGAGGCCATCATTGAGCGCCAAGAAGACTTATATCCTACAACCGCCTTTCATGGTGGTGGCGATGATATTCGCGTAGTAGACCCCAACAGAATCACTCGCGGCAAGACTGCCAATACTGGCTTTTTTATGTCCAGCTCGCCTGTTAATGCGGCTAGTTATGCAGATCGTGCCGGTAATATTATGCCTCTCGCTGTTGATACTCGCGGTTTTGATGTCGTCAACGCAGGGTTTAACGATTGGAATAGAATCACAAACCCCGACTACTTATTGGGTGGCGAGCGATTAGCCACGTTTGGCGAGCTTCCCGGCTACAGAGGAACTATGGAGCCTGATCGGGGTATCTTCGATTTAAACGTGGTAAGGGATTTCGACACTGATGAGTTAGCGAGAACAGCGCGCAGGTTTGGATCGCCCGGATTGATTGTGCAAAACGTCTCAGATGTTGGCCCTAACTATAAAGCTTTCGATCCCGCCTTCGAGGCTATGACCGGCTTAAAGGTTGGCGATGAAGGCTATCAAGAGGCGTTAGACGCTTTTTTCACTGATACGATTGTCACGTCTGACCCTACTCGCGTCCGCTCCTTGTTTGCCGCATTCGACCCTGAGTACAAAGGCTCTAACATCCTTGGCGGTACAGCGGCAGGGGCTTTAGGTCTAACAGCATTGATGGCGCCAGAAGAGGCAGAGGCTAAGACTCCAGAGTTTTTAGCAAGCCTTCCACAGCTAGAGCCTTACGAGCCCGGCTTAATCGATAGTGCTGTACAAAACGTGGCCGACTTCTTAAAGGACATTGGCGCCACTGAGTCTGACTACACTGCCAACCAGATGGCTTCGAGCCTGTCTAACTTGGCTGACTTCACGCCGATTGTAGGCGATGTAAAGGGTTTTGCTGAAGCTCGTGATGCATTTGAGCAAGGCAACTACGGTGAGGCAGCACTACTAGGTGGTTTAGGCCTGTTAGGGGCAATACCAGTAGGTGGCGACATCGCGGCCGCAGCGTTAAAAGGCGCGCTACCATTAGGCGCTATGCGTGCTCGACAGGGTGATCCTGAGAGACTAATAGAGTTGGGCTATTTAACCCCTGATAGCGCAACGAATCCTAGCGCAGTCAAATCCGCAATCACCAAGTACGAAAAGAACCTTAAGCAGAGCAAGGGCTTCGCTTTTAGGGAGAATCTTGCAGCGCAAAACGATGCAGTTACAGCGCGTCAGCTAGATGAGTTTGAGCCAAGTATTGTGACTCCTGAGCAGATTTCGCAAGGAAATTACGTGCTGATGCCAGTCATGGGCGATCCTTCTGCTATTGGCTTAGTAGATATGGTGGGCGGTGTTCCGCTTGCTGATCAGGTGGCAATTGAGGGCGGTGTAGACTTTGCTCAAAAGTTTGGCACTGGGCCGGAAGGTGTTGCTTGGGCTTCTAACTTGGGCGCTGCAAAGCCACAGTTTAAAAAGTATCGAGATATCGCCAACCTAACCGGCCGTCAGCCATTGGTTGCATACGCAAAGATGCTGGATGACTCGTCTAATTTTGCGACCGGCCCGGCTGAGATTATGATGCAGCAGATGCCGTCATTAAAGATAGCAAAGGCAGACAAGAAGAAGTTTGACGATGAGCTGAGGTCGCAGTACGAAGATTGGCCGGGATTGGATTCGCCAGAAGCAATGGATTGGGTAATGGGTCGCGGTGACTTCCCAAACATCGGTAAGCGCCGTACTGCATTCACGACCATTATGGCTAAGTCAGATTACCGAGATCGTGGATTCCCCGTTTATAACGAGGCAATTGAGGCCGTGTTAAAGCCAGAGCTAATCGGTGATGAGAGATATCAGTCAGGCTTCTCGCTATTCACGCCAGATTTAGACAGAGATATTTTTGCCTTTGAGGGGCACAAGTCATATGACACTGCTATGCCCGGCCAGTTTTTTGGAAACCTAGAGCAAACGGTGCCGATGGAGGTCATGTATCCACGCGCAGTGAGCAAAAATATGCAGCGCATGACAAACCCCAAGGACCCGGTTAAAAACCCTCCACGACCGTTCTCATTAGATGAGGCTAAAAACGCCGTGATCACCGGTACAGACAAATACAGCCCTGTCTTTGAGATACCGGACCAATACTGGCTAGATGGCTTGCTGTCTGCAATGGGCCGCTGAGGTATAATATGGCTACGCCGAGAAAAGGAAAGGCACGAGTAAAGACCACAGCGTCCGGTAAGAAGGTCTCGTATGGACAGAAGGGCGCCAAGGTAAAGCCGGGGACAACCAAGGGCGACTCGAACTGCGCGCGCTCTTTAGGAACCAAGAAGCGACTCTCGAAGAAGAAGCAGAATGATCCCAACACCCCTAACAACCTATCGAGAAAGCGCTGGAAGTGTTCCGGTGCCAAATCAAGGAGAAGCTAATGGCTTGTGGTAAGAAGAAGGGCAAGAAGCGTGGCAAGTAAATTCAAACCATGTGCAGGCTGTCCGACTCCATCGCTGTGCAAGGCGGCTGGTAAGTGCCGAGCCAAGAAGCGAGGCAAGGGCTATGCCAAGTAAGCGAGGACTCTATGCGAACATTCATGCAAAGCGTAAGAGAATTAAGGCGGGCTCTGGCGAGAAGATGCGCAAGGCTGGCGAGAAAGGCGCGCCTACTGCTAAAGCGTTTAAAAAAGCGGCTAAGACCACACTGAGCTAAAAAGCACGATTGCGGACTTTCTGCACCGGGATGACTTAACCTCGGTTATTCCTACGTTTATTGCGCTTGCAGAGGCTCAGATCAACCGTGACATCCGGCACTGGAAGATGGAGCAGCGCGCTACTGGCACGTTGAACAGCGAGTATTCCCTGTTGCCTACCGACTGGTTAGAGACTATTCAGGTTCACGTAACAGGCGACGGCACTTACCCGGTTGCGCTTGCGTCTCGGGACACTATCGCAGACAAGCGCTCTGCCAACAACGACACCTCTGGGCGGCCACGTTATTACTGCCACGCAGACTCATCGCTAGAGCTATACCCAACGCCAGATGCTGACTACGTCATCGAGCTTTTGTACTTTCAGAAAGTCGAGTCGCTAAGCGACAGCACGCCCTCAAACTGGCTTTTAATAGATGCGCCTGATATCTACCTGTATGCGTCACTTATCCATAGCAGCCCTTACCTGCAGGAAGACGGCCGAGCGGGCACATGGGCTCAGCTTTACGGTGCTGCGGTGCAAAAGCTTAACGAGGCGTCTGAGAGGTCTCGTATGAGTGGCTCAGGGTTGCAGATGAAGGTGCGCGGATTAGGCGGGCCTAAGAGAATAGACGTTAGATGAGCTTCACTGATTACTTAGAAGGTAGGGTGCTAAACCACGTATTTGGCGGTACAAATTACACTGCGCCTACTGCTCTGTATGTTGCGCTGTTTAAGGGTACTCCCGGCGATGACGGTGGAGGCACCGAGGTTTCTGGCTTTAATTACGCAAGGCAGTCTGTAGTCATGTCTGTTTCAGGCACAGCGCCCACAGAGGCGACAAATGACGAAGATATAGAGTTTCCTGCTGCATTGGGCCCGTTTGGCCGTGTAACGCACGCAGGCGTTTATGATGCGCTTACAGGCGGCAACTTGCTGGCGTGGGCGACATTAACAGATCCTAGCGACTTCTCCACAGAGCAATCGCATGAAATACAAACAACCGATATCTTCAAGATTGAAGCCGGCAACTTAAAGATTCGATTGGATTAAGGCGGGCAAATGGCGGATATCACAACACGTACAGGCAAAGGATCGGCGCTCACACATGCGGAGCTAGATGCCAACTTTACCAATCTGAATACGGATAAGCTTGAGGCGTCTGATTTAGTTGGGTATTTAACGGAATCAGCAGCGGATGGCCGGTACGAGCCAATACTTAGCGACACAACGCGGCAAAAGTTTTTCAGGCAAAGCTCGGCACCGCAGGCTGTCGCTGATGGCTTGAAAGAAGGCGATATGTGGTACGAAACAGACACAGAAAATATCTATTTTTGGCGAGAAACAAGCACCAATGTTTACAACTGGGTGTTATTTCTTTCCGGGACAACTGACTCAGATACACTCGATGGAGGTTCTTACTAATGACTCAGACAATTAAGATCAAACGATCCACGGGGTCATCGGCCCCATCAACCCTTGCGCAAGGCGAGCTGGCGTATTCAAAAGGTAGCGACACTTTTTATGTTGGCGACCCGCAAACTGCAAACACTCCGATTGCTATTGGTGGCGCAATTAAGAACAACGCAGGGACACCGCAGTTAGCCACTGGTATTACCGCAGGCGAGATACGCTCATTGCTTGATACAGAAGCTGGCACGGACATGCTTGCTTATGACGCGAACCTACAAGGTTTTGTAGACGCATTCACATTGCCAACTACTGACGGCACTGCATTGCAGGTTTTACAGACAGATGGCTCAGGCAACATTACCTTCGCATCGGTGTCAGCAGACGACGTTGATGTATCTGTTGCCAATCTGCAGACGCGATTGAGTGAGATTAGCTCTAACACTACCATCGGCGATGCCTCTGATGTCACAGTCACTATGGCTGGAGCTTTGACAGTCACAGGCGATTTAACTGTTAACGGTACTACCACTACAGTTAACTCCGAAACTGTAACCGTTGACGACAACATTATCGTCTTAAACAACAACGTCACCGGCACGCCAACCGAGAACTCAGGTGTTGAGGTCGAGCGCGGTACAAGCACTAATGTGCTTCTTCGATGGAACGAGACCAGTGATCGCTGGGAGTTCACCAACGACGGCAGTACCTATTACAATATTCCTTTATCAACTGAATACACCAACAATCAAGGCGATATCACGTCGATACAGATTTCCTCGACTGATAACAGCATCAGTGGCTTAGGGACTACCACCCAAGGCGCGGCATCTTTCGATCTTGAAGTAGCAACAGTGGACGGCGGAACGTACTAATGAGTCAGACAATTAAGCTAAAGCGCGGAACTACAACACCAACTACGAGTGACCTCGTCAGTGGCGAGGTGGCTATAGATACAGAAGCGCAGCGGCTTTATGTCAATGATGCTGGCGAGATCAAAGGTATTGGCGGTGATTACCTAAACGTCAAAGACTTTGGCGCTAAGGGTGACGGCACACAGGATGAGACCGATGAGATTCAGTCGGCTATCAACTACGCGGCTAAGAACGACATAGGGACTGTATTCTTTCCTGACGGTCACTACGTATTCACTAAACTATACTTTAACTACAGAAACGCCTATGAAGTGCCAGAAAGCACTACTCAGAGCACCTTTGCATATGACTTCGAAGCTGATAACGCGGATGATTTAGAAGTTAAGGTGGCCGGATCGGTAACTACTGCCTTTACAATTACCGGCGCTGGGAACATTGCGGGTGGCACTATCACGCTTACCACAGCCGCTACCGCAGGGCAGAAGGTGATTATAACCAGTAAGAGCCGCCGGAGCGGCCGTATCCGCCTTCTAGGCGCCGGAAGCATTAACGTGTCAAATTTGCGCCGCATTGAGTCAAACGGCACATCAATGGCAGCCGCATCCAAAGAAAAACTTTACGGGACGGTGCTCGACGCCACAGGCGACGGCATAATCATCGCAGAGGACGACGACGAGCAACTAGGAGGCATCCCCGCACGCAAGTGGGAGGCCGAGCATATTACCTTTATCGCCAACAACTCCGGCGCGGTAATCACAGCTATGTCCTGCCCTGATATGTCGATGAGTTACTGCTCGGTTAAGCAGTTAGGCATAAATGGCGATGGCGTTGTAGCTCGTTCTAGCTGGTTTTTCAATATGGAGCGCTGTTTCGTATTTGGACCAACTGATGTCGGCGAAGAGAATCTTGACCCGAAAACAAACAGCACTGGGAAGGGCCTTGTAGGCGGAACTTATACCTTGGCCGGCGAATGGACTATACGCAACAGCTTAATCGATACGTGGCAGGATTGTATTCATTATGTGGAAGGCGAGTTCGTTAATGTTGCACTGCAAAATTCAACCGTACAAAACGCATTGCGATATGGAATTTATGTCGAAGGCGGAACCATACGGCAGCTTTACTTAGACAACGCTTACTTTGAAAACACCAAGAAAATAGGCGTCAATTACGTAAAGGCAGACACCGACAGCCTGCGCAATCTAAACATGAAGAATTGCTTCATTTTAAGCGGATCTAGGTCTAGCGCTGGAGTGGCTGCAAAGTTTATTTCTGGAGCCTGTGTCGACCTTGCTGAAATCGACACTGTTAAGCTCGATGGTAACTATGTTTTCCGTCCTGTAGGTGCTTTCCTTAATGTGACTGCGCCTCGTTCAAACCAGACTGACATCGGACTAGCGGAGAACAACACCTTCTTCTTCGATCTGAAAAACTCTACGGACTTTACAGCACTTGACCAGTCCATTGACCTCTTTACCGGAATCCTTCCAAGACTAGAACGTAACCAGTGGTCTGATATGGAAAACGGTCTTTTCCAGACTGTGCCTACAGATCCTGCTGACACGCTATACCGAGAGTACGATCCAGACATCGCCGTCGGCCCTCCCGCCCACATAGACGCACGTAATGCTATACACTCATTAGGCAGCGTCGGGTATGGCCGTCTTGGAGGCGCTACAGCAGTTGACTCCTCCTACACTATTGACGAAGACGACATCGGTACTTTCTTTAACTTCGAGATGGCGTCGACAAGGGCTATATTCCTGCCTGACGGTAGTCGGGTACCTGAAGGGCGTATATTTGTAATACAGAACGATCCTTCAAGCACCGGAGACATTGGAATACGTAACTATTCGGAGGGGTTTACCGGAGCTACGATCGGCACCATAAAGGCCGGCAAAACCATGACGTTCATCAAGGGCGCAGGAAGCTCTGGTTACTTTGCTCTTGAAGCTCCTGACACTGACGTCTCGGCCTTGCTGCCTAAGTCTGGCGGAACCATGACGGGGGAGCTTCAGGTTAACGCTAGATTGGACGTAGGTGACGGCTCAGGAGCGGACGACGAAATCCGTATCTACAAAAAAGGTAACTCAACGTCAGATCACCTTCAGTTTTTTCACAACACCACTGCTATGGGTGAGATCGGCTGTCACGATACAACTTGGCTACGCATCAACCAGCACACAGCCAAGAACATCTACACTCCTCGTTACATCCGAGCGGATGGCGGGTTCTTCGTCGATGGCGATACTAAAGGCATTAATGGGTTTGGTAACTTCGTCGGAGGAACTATCACAGGCGCTTCCGACGCTAACGTAGCCAATTGGGACACAGCATACGGTTGGGGCGATCACAGCACTGCAGGCTATTTGACAAGCTCAAGCACGATAGATGCTGACACACTTGGTGGTCAGGCTCTTTCTGCATTTACATTAGACAACGTCTGCGACCGTGGAACCTCAACAAACCAAGGTATTACCGTAGGAGGTCTTACTACTGCGGGGACTGTGCAATCAGGATCTGGTAGCGGAGGCGTAGCGTTAACTGTTAACGATGGTTATGGAAACGCTAACGTAACCTTTAATCATAGATCTGGCACGCCCGAGCAAGACGGACAGTCTGCTCGAATAGAGGTGAATACAGACAGCACAACCGGCGCTGGGTCCATGAGTTTAGAGGTGTCCTCTGCCGCAGTGACCAGCGGAACTCCAGTTAGCTTGAGCACCGGGTTAAAAGTAGAGCCAACGTCTGTTGAGATACCGTCGCTTTTGACTCATGCGGGTGACACCAACACATACCTTCAATTTACCGATGACAGAGTTAGGCTTGTTGCGGGCGGCACAACAAAATTTGACTCAAATAACTCGTATTGGCACTCAGGTAACGATGGCTCTGGCTCTGGGTTAGATGCTGACCTGCTTGATGGTCAGCACGGGTCATATTATTACCCGGCCTCTAACCCGAACGGTTACACGTCTAATGTTGGAGATATTACAAACGTCACAGCAGGAACTAGCTTAAGTGGAGGCGGCACAAGCGGCAGTGTGACACTAAACGTAGCCACACCTACTGACGCACCCTCAGGCTGGCGAGACGTGGTTGGTTGGGACAGTGCTCTGATTAAGGACGCTGCCGTCGAGCTTCATGGCTCTGGTTATCTTAGAGCTGCGTATCTCAACATGACCCACGCTGCTACCACGCGCAATTCAGATACAGTCTTCTATAGTTCGACAGACGACTACGTTCGTAAGAACAACGCTACTGGCATGCGGTCTTCTTTGAATGTGCCTACTCGCACGGGCGGAGACGCTAGTGGTACATGGGGTATCAACATTACTGGGTCGGCTGGGACGCTAGACGGCATTGATTCTTCACAGTTCTTGCGATCAGACGCAAACGATACACTTTCAAATGTACTTAAGATCACTGGTGCTAATAGCGGTTTAATATATGAAAAAAGCGCATCAGGTGGATATGTTCCGGTATTAGCTCAGTATATCTCAAGCGCTGGTTCCGTTACCGGCGCCATAAAAATAGCATTCCCAGTAGATGGCGCTGCAGACATGATGTGCGGTTGGGTAGATATTTTTGATTATGGTGCTAAAGAATCAGTTTCTGTTTTTATAGGTGGTTATCTATATCAAAGTGATGGCTCAAATGAATGGGCAAATGAAACTGCTATTGTACATACGACAAATTCTAATAGGAATTTTACAGTTCGTTTTGGTCATGATGGAACAAATAACTGTATCTACATAGGCGAATTAAATACAGCTTGGAGTTATCCACAAATCACATGCCGTGATTGGACGATAGGATTCTCTGCAGATATTGATGCTTATGCAACAGGAACTACAATATCTTTTGAGGCCAGTGCATTTCAAAATGTTGATGCTACTCTTGCTAATAATAATCCAATAGCGTCTGATGCAGACACGCTAGACGGATACCAGTCTTCTGCGTCGGCCACAGCAAACACTGTAGTACTGAGAAACGGTTCTGCTGATATTTTCACTCGCTTGCTGCGTTCTACTTATCCATCACAAACCTCAGCGCCATCCACAAGCGCACGAATAGCCTTTAGAAATGATAACGGGTCATCTGATAACTATATTAGAACGATGACAAACACCGCATTCGTTAGCTGGATGAACGCTCAGAGTGGTCTCGATGCTGACACTTTAGATGGTCAGCACGGATCATATTACTACCCGGCGTCTAACCCAAATGGCTACACGTCGAATACTGGAGATATTACGAATGTTACGGCAGGAGATGGGTTAAGTGGAGGCGGCACAAGCGGCAGCGTATCTTTAGCTGTTGATTCTAGCGTAGCAAGGACGACCGGGGACACCTTTACTGGGCAGCTGACGATGTCTAACGCGCTATTTAATTGCACCAGAAACAACAACAATGTCCAGTTAAACCGCACAAGCACTACCGGCAAGATTCAAACCTTCAGATATAACGGTTCCGAGAAAGGATTTATTCAAGTCCTCGGCGGCAGCGTTAATTACTCAACAACCTCAGACCGTCGGTTAAAAGAAAATATCGTAGACGCCCCTTCTGCTTCTAACTTGATTGATCAAATTCAGGTTAGATCATTTGACTGGAAGGAATCCGGCGAGCACCAGCAGTTCGGAATGGTTGCACAGGAACTGCAACAGGTTGCACCAGAGGCTGTCGCTACAGGAGACACGGAAGAGGACATGATGGGTGTGGATTACTCAAAGCTTGTCCCGATGTTAGTTAAGGAGATACAAGAGCTTCGCGCTCGGGTGGCAGAACTTGAAAGTAAGTGAAATAAAAACTGGCGAGAGCGATCCAAGGCATTGGGCGATTTTTAAGCGTCAGCGCTTGATCCACGAGCACATAGACAAGCACGGGATGATTAATCCTATTGTCGTAGATAGTGCTGGCAACTTAATTATTGGAGGATGTCGGCTGCAGTACGCGGTGCTAAATGGATGGGAAGAAATTCCAGCTATCACCATAGACGACTTGTCACAAATACCACGACTGCAGAGAGAAATAGCTGAGCTTGAATACACGTTTTTACCCGAAGAGTACATTGAAATAAATTGGAGAGATAATGGCTAATTGGACAGTAACACAAATGCAGCACATAACGACGGACGGAGGCGTGATTGCTGTTAGTTGGGAGGTCGAAAGCGACCCAATTACAGTAGATGGCGCACCGTACACAGAAAAAGCGTATGGCGAAAACCAGTTTACATACGACGCCTCAAGTGCCGATTTTATCCCTTATAACGACCTGACAGAAGACGTTGTACTTTCGTGGGTATGGGATACCAGTGTGACTGGAATAGATAAGGCGATGATTGAGTCGGGGCTGCAGAGCAGCTTGCCGCAGCCTGATCCAGAAAACGTAGAGTCTGGCCTCCCGTGGACTTAATTAGGAGTTAAACGTGGCTACAATCCTATCATCAGCAGTCACTATCCCGGCAACTTACGTGGTCGATGGTTATGTGCTGGATGGCAACGAGTTCGCAGAACAAGGATACATAGAGGATATTCGTCCTCCTACGAGCGCCGTTTTTATGGGCTCTACATTCATCTCCGTAAGGATATGGGACGATATTGATGAGCCAGCAGATACGTGGACAGACGTCCCCGAGGTAGAGGGCGGTTGGACAAAAATTTATACTACAGCTAATCCATTCGGGTAATTAGACATGGCAGATACTACAACCACAACCTATTCGCTTACGAAGCCAGAGGTCGGCGCGTCAGAGGACACGTGGGGAACGAAGATCAACACCAACTTCGACTCTATTGACGATCTTTTGGACGGGACCACAGCAATCCAGCCTAACCTAACCGAAGGCTCATGGCAGGTCGGCGGCACTGCAGTAACTGCTACGGCTGCAGAGCTGAACATCCTTGATGGCGTCACAGCAACTGCCTCAGAGTTAAACGCTCTCGACGGCATAACCGCCACAGCGGCCGAGCTTAACGCACTAGACGGAATTACGGCGTCTACTGCTGAGCTAAACATCATGGATGGTGTCACGGCTACAGCGGCCGAGATAAACGTCTTAGACGGCTCTCTGGCGACCACAGGCAACCTTAACAAGCTCAATGCTATCTCGGCATCAGCGACAGAAATAAACGTCTTAGACGGCGCTTTAGCAGGCACGGTAGTAAACAGCAAAGGCGTGATTTACAGCGCGGCCGGGGAGGTCAAAGCGACGACTCTTGCTCTAGGCGACTGGACAATAAAGCTTGATACAAACGAGCTTGTTTTTGAATATAACGGCACTGATGTTTTTAAGGTCGGAACAAACGGCGCAGTAACATCAGCTAACGACGTAACCGCATTTGGTACCATCTAATGGCTTTGCAGAGTAGTGGTGCGATATCTCTCAGCGAAATCCAAACGGAGTTTGGTGGCTCTAATCCTATTGCTATATCTGAGTATTACTCAGCAGCAACCGGAGTGCCTGCCTCGGGCGAGATCGCCATTACTGACTTCTATGGCACGTCTAACATTACCGTCGCAATCGACGACGGCTCATTGTCTGACTTTGGCATTGGTTCGTCATCGGTCACCTTTAGGCTAAACACTAACGGCACAATCACCGCTACCGGAAACACAACGACGTACAGCGATACAAATTGGTACGAGCCAACCACTACAGGGATCGGCTCAGACTATCAGGTAAGAGTTACGGCTACGGGGGCCACGGGCGCGCTGACTGGGACGCTAAATTCGTACACAACGATATCATCGGCGCAGTCTTGGACCTTAAGTTCTACTGGTCCCGATGCGTCAGTCATTTTATCCGTGTCTGTTCGAGACGTCGCAACGTCTACAGTGCAGGATACGGCAACAATCACAATGTCGGTTAGTGGTGGTGTGTAATGGCATTTGAAGCTCTCGATATACAGCCGGGCGTATTCCGCCACGGAACGGATTTAGAAGGCGCTAACCGCTGGCGTGATGTAAACCTTGTCCGTTGGCGTAGCGGCTCTTTAGGGCCAATAGGCGGCTGGCAGGAGCGCGAAAAGAGCGGGGCAACGCTAGATAAGCCGGTGCGTGGTTCAATTGGGTGGGTCGATAACTCATTCGATACAAAAATGGCCGTGGGAACGTACAACAAGCTTTTTCATATCTCTCCCTCCGGGACAGTCACAGACATCACCCCGGCTGGATTTACGGCAGGCGCAGAAAACGCAGCCTTAAACATTGGCTTTGGTGGCGGGTTTTACGGGACGGACTATTACGGTACGCAACGTATTTCTAGCGGTGTATACCAAGAGGCTACGACGTGGTCTCTCGATACATGGGGTGAATACTTAGTCGCGTGCTCGGTAGACGACGGCAAGCTTTACGAGTGGCAGCTAAACACTAGCGTGGTCGCTGCGCAGATCAGCAACGCGCCGACATCTAACTTAGGCCTTGTAACAACGGCAGAAAGATTCCTATTTGCTTTGGGGGCAGGCGGGAATCCGAGGAAGGTCCAGTGGTGCGATAAAGAAGACAACACCACTTGGGCCCCCTCGGCGACTAACGAGGCCGGTGACTTTGAACTCAGCACAAATGGCGAGATCCTTAGTGGGCACAGACTACGAGGAAAGACCCTTATTCTGACGACCACAGACGCCCATACAGCGACGTATATTGGGCCGCAGCTTGTGTTCCAGTTTGAGCGAGTAGGCACCTCTTGTGGCGCTATATCGCGTCATGCGTGCGTTCCTAATGCAGAGGGCGCATTCTGGATGGGTCAGAAAGGCTTTTTCATGTACAACGGCTCCTCAGTACAGGAAATGCAGTGCGATGTCCTTGATTACGTGTTCAACGATATGAACACAGCACAACGTTCTAAAGTGTTTGCAATGAATAACTCGCAGTTTGGCGAGGCGTGGTGGTTCTACCCTAGCGGCGGATCAAACGAAAACGACCGTTACGTAATCTACAACTACAAAGAGAACTACTGGAATATCGGGGAACTAGCACGTACAAGCGGGTTTGACGCTGGCGTCTTTAGGCAGCCTATTATGTTTTGTAATGGCGGCAAGCACTACGATCACGAAATTGGATACTCGCACGGCGGTGTGGCGCCTCATGCAGAGTCTGGACCTGTTGTCTTTGGATCTAGTGTGGTCAAGGTAAACGAGATTATCCCTGATGAGAAAACTCAGGGAGAGGCTACGTTAACATTTAAGACGCGGTTCTATCCAAACGGCGGCGAGTCTACGCACGGCCCTTACACGATGAGCAACCCGACTAGCGCTCGCTTCTCAGGTAGGCAGCTACGGTTAAGAGTAAACGGCACCGAGTTTAATAACTGGCGTTTTGGTATACCGAGACTGAACGTGATCCCGGGCGGCAATAGATGAGCTTAGCGCCTCCACCACTAGGCCCAGAATGGAAGAACTGGGGCGAGCGGCTTGTAGAGCACCTCAACCGTATACGCTCACGTCTTGCATGGAAGCTAACTGGTGACAGCGCAAGCGATGACGGCATCCTGCTGTGGGACAACGAAAACAAATATCCTGTTGTTAGTGAGGGCGGCGTTTTCAAGCAGGTGGTGCTCGCAGATGGGCATGGTGATTTTGGTGTTGCCTCCGACTTCACTTATGCGGCCGCTAATACAACGTATCAGATTACTTACACTGGGGACGCTGCAAACCACGGATTTACGCAAACAGGCTCTCAGATCGCATTCGACGAGCCGGGGCACTATCTTGTTAGCTTCTCTGCGCAGATATTTTCCTCGTCTGCTTCGACAGTAGAGTTCGCATTCTGGCCGAAACTAAACGGCACAAATTTAGCGGGCAGCACTATGAGGGCCGCGCTGCATGGTAACGCAGAGACTACGGTTGTAAGTCGCGCTGCAATTATTCAGGCCTCTGCGGGTGACTACTTAGAGGTCGCTACGGCGTGTGACAGCACCAGTGGTTCACTGAAAGCTTTTGCAGCTAATGGCATATCAGACGAGCCTGCATGCCCTGCTACTACTCTTACGATAATACGTGTGTTTAGGTGATATAATTGGCAAACGTGGTAGATGAATTAATCCGTTGTAAGCCTTGGTTAGAGGCGGCTTTAGAGCTATCAGGTGGCACGCACACATTAGACGACGTTGTGCAGGCCATCATAAAAGGCGAGATGCAGTTCTGGCCGGCGCCAAAAGGTTGCGCAGTAACGGAGATCGTCAACTACCCCCGCAAGAAGGTGCTACACATTTTTCTTGCAGGTGGCGAGATGGAGCAAATCATCGACATGGATGACTCTGCTGTCGAGTTTGCAAAGATGAATGGATGCACAGGAATGAGCATCGCCGGCCGCAGAGGCTGGAAAAGAGTTTTAAAAGATAAGGGTTACGAAGAGACCTTTACAGTTCTAGGAAAGGATATCTGATATGTCAGGTGGTGGAAAAGGCGGTAGTCAAAAAACGGAAGTCGAGATTCCAAGCTGGATACAAGGCCCGGCTTCTCGCAATTTGCAACGCGCTGAACAGCTTGCACAGGTCGGTTACATGCCCTACTACGGGCCTTCTGTGGCGGCGTTCACCCCTATGCAGACACAAGCCATGCAGTCTACTGCAGACGCTGCTGCGGCCTTTGGCTTAGCTCCGCAGATGGACGTTACCGCTGGCATGCCAGAGGCGCAGGACTTTGGTGGCGTTCAGGGTTATGGCACCGGGCAGATGTTCGAGCAGGCGCTATCTGAGTTGGCTGCCAATCAGCCGGCACAGGCGGCATCATTTAATCGATTGTTCACTGGCCCACAGGCCGGCGGGGCAGGTGGCTTGCTTAATCAAATGGGTCCGGGCGGTGGTTACGGGCCATTCGGCGGTTACGGGCCGTTTGGTATGGGCGGCATGCTACCTCCAAACTTAGGCGGGGGGTCACGATAATGGCGGGATCAGCACAAGGCGGGGCGCAGCCCGCAGGACAGGCCGCAGGACAGCCCAACGTATTCCAGCAGGCTCAAATGGGTCAAACCGGCGCCATGATGGGCACAGCGGCAGGCATGGGCTACCAGCCTGCACAAGTACAAGCAGGGCAGATCGGACAGACTAATTTAACACCCTACTTCAACCCGTTTGAGCAAACTGTGGTTCAGCAGTCTCTGGGGGATATCGAGCAGGCGCGTCAGATGCAAGCCAATCAGTTGGCTTCTCAAGCTCAACGCGCGGGTGCGTTTGGTGGCTCTCGATCAGCGATTCTAGAGTCGCAGGCTAACGAAGCAGCTATGCAGCAGGCGGCACGCACGGCGGCTAATCTTCGACTGGGTGGCTTCCAGAATGCACAGCAGATGGCTGGTCAGGACATTGCCAATACTTTGCGTGCAGACCTAGCCAACCAGAGCGCGGGACTAACCGGCGCAGGCCAGAGACTCGCGGCAGCAGGTCAGCTAGGAAACCTGTCTCAGCAGGCGTTTGGTATGGGTAGAAACCTACAGCAAGACCTCATGCAGCAAGGTAACCTGCAGCAACTGCTTAACCAGCAGATATTTGATCAGGCACGCGGCCAGTTTGAAGGCTACTCGTCATTCCCGGAAAGGTCTCTTGGGTTCTTGGCTTCTGCGCTTGGTGCGGCGCCTGTCCCGCAGACACAGACCACATCAAGAACTCCGGGCTTGTTCGATTACCTCTCACTAGCATTCGGAGGCTGAGATGGTCGCAACTGATCAGCAAAAAAAAGATACCGGCCTGCTTGATGAGCTACTTAAGCACATTGCAGACAAGGATCGCTTAGGCAACGCAGCCAAAGGCTTGTCTGGTCAGCAAATGAACGCTCAGGTTATGCCGGTGCAGATGGGTGGCGGTCTCCTACAGCAGCTTCCTGTCCCGCAGATGCAAGCTGGAGCAGGAATCATGGGCGGCTCTAGCGCAAGCCAAGAGGACAAGATGGCAAAGATCATGCAAATGATGAAGCTTATGGGGATGGGCGCATGACACCGGAAGAAATGTATTTACTAGAGCAGATGCGTAACCAGCAGGCTCAGAGCGGCCTGATGTCAGCCACACCCGGCGCAGAGCAAAACATGGCAATGCAGGCAGCACTGGCACAGCAAGGCGTGGACAAGCGCTTAGCCGACCAGCAAAGATTCTCTGCAGAAAGAGAGGCCGCGATGCAGCCTTTACAGGCCGTTGGCCCTGCGCCCGGTAGTCGTCCACCTAATCCATTTGTTAGCGGCTTATCAAAGCTAGGCCGTCGCGCTATGGACTACCTGCAAGACCCAGCGGTACGCGCACGTTTAGCGGCCGGGTTACAGTCTATGACACTGAACCCTAATCAGGCGTTCATTCAAAACCAGCTACAGCGTGCAGGTGATATACAGGCAAGCCGTCAAGCGGCACAACAAGCAAATCTCACTGCAAACTACTTCAGGCAGCAAGGCCAGCCAGAGATCGCGTCACTTATTGAGAAAGTGCCCGGCGTAGGGAATGAGGCTCTGAAGGCCATGTTCCGTCAGCCAAAAGCGGCGCCTTCTATCCTGCAAGAGTACATGTTTGCACGGTCGCAAAATCCAGAGCTTACTTATCAGCAGTTTCTACAAATGAAAGAATCAGGCACTACGGTGAATATCCCTGCGCCTGATGTAGCGGGTGAGGCTGCTATGAAGCAGCTTCCAGTGGCTTTCAAGGAAATTACCGATACCGGAGCGAATGCGCGCGCTCAGTTGAACGCCATAGGCCAGCTTGGTCGCGCCTTGTCGGGCGTTGAGACGGGCAAGTTTGCAGAAACCAAAAAGAATCTACTTGGATTGGCTGACAGGTTAGGCGTCCAAATAGATACCGAGGAGCTTGGTCGCTTACAGGCTGTAGATGCCATTGCTAGTCAGCTAGTAGCTGCAGAGCTAAGACAAAACAAAGGTCCACAGACTGATTTTGACGCACGCTTTACTCAGACGTTCTTGCCGGGCTTAGGTCAACAAAAGTCAGCTAACGATGCGATTATCAGCTATATGAATTCTCGCAACCTCAGAGATGCGCTGATTGGTTCATACGCAAGCACAAACAGGCGCTTTGACGCCAATGACGTTAATGTCATGCGCAATGTAAACATCATGCGCCAGACGGTAGGCTCTGTAATCTACAAGGGCGACGACCCTGTCACATTAGAAGAGTTTGTTTCTGCTAATAGGGCTGCAGGAAAGTCTGACTCAGAAATCCTATTGGACTGGTATGCAGAGCATGACCCACGAGGCGCGGCTGCTATGAGAGGTGCCCAGTAATGCCTAGCGTGCTAGAGATCATCGAGGAAAGAAAAAAGAAACAGCCAGCAGCGGCCGATTCTGTAGAGTTAGCCGGTGGTCGTCTAGTAGAGCGTGAGGGTAAACAGTTTTTTGTCTCACCCGGTTATAGCACCTCTGATCCTACAAAAATCGCAGAGATTGTTGCGCAAGCAGAGCAAGGGCAGACAGCGCGGCAATTAGCTGAATCCGAAATTAGGCAGGAGATGGTTAGCACGCAGCCATTCTCTGCTGCTGCAGCCAAAATAAGCCAAGGCATCCCTTACGTTGGCGAGTTTTTACCAGAAGCCATAGGAACCGTTAGCCCTATGGGTAGAGAGCGCGTAGAGCGCTTACAAAGAGCCACAGAGGAGGAGTACCCCGTTCTCAGCGCTGCAGGCCGCATGGGATCGGCGGCAGTAACAGGTCTTCTAGCGCCCGGTACGGTGCCTTCAACAGTGACCGGCGCTTTAGGTCGAGGAGCGCTTTTTGGTGGCTCTGAGGCTGCTGTAAGCGGGTTTGGCGCGGCAGAAGGCGATGTCTTCGAAAGAGGCCGAGAAGCTATACCTACTGGCGTTATCGGTGCTGGCTTGGGCGGCGGCATGGCCGCCCTTATCAGCTTGATTACAAAAGGACGTACCGGCACTGCAGGGCTAGACGCAGCGGCTCGGAAAGTCGCAAGTGAGCTAGGAATTTCTAAAGAAGCAGCGATGGTTATAGGCCAAACGCTGTCGCGCGAAGGCAGCTCACTTGAGGATGCGCTACAAAATATTCGACGTGCTGGCGATCAGGGTATGATCGCTGACGCAGACATTGCTACGGCTAAGTTACTCGATGCTGTAATCGCATCAGGTGGCGAGGCAGCTACTGTCGGTCGGGGCGCTGTAACAGAACGCGCTGCAGAGCAGTCTGAGCAGCTCAGTGGCGCTATGACTCGTGCCTTGGGTGCCGAGCCTGTAGGAGCGAGGACTGCAGCAGAGCAAGCGGCAGCACGATACGCGCCAATGACTCGCCTTTCATATGCAGAGGCTTACGCATCACCTATCAACTACACCAGCGCAGCAGGTCTAGAGATCGAAGAGTTGATCAAGCGAGTGCCGGCAGACGAGCTACGGGCGGCTTTTAAAGAAGCCAACGACGTCATGCAGCTACAGGGCATACAGAATCAGCAAATTAGGGCGACGATTAACGACGACGGCAGCATCGATTACGAAGAGATGCCGAACGTTATTCAGCTCGATTTTCTAAAGCGCGCCATGCAGAGAATTGCATACTCTGACCAGTACACAGACAAGTTTGGCCGACCTACTGGCAAAGGCGCAGACTTAAACATCGTAGCAGGCAAGTTACGTGACGCCTTGGGGCGCGCTGTTCCGTCTTATGACCGGGCTGTCTCTATGGGCGGCAATGCCATACGAGAGCGTCAGGCTGGCGAGCTAGGCAATGTTTTACTCAATGACCGGGTTACTCGTGACGAGCTAACAGAGGCCGTCAGAGGCGCCTCTAAGACCGAGATGGACGCTCTTCGGTTGGGAGTGAGAAACCAGATCGATGAGATTATGGCAAACGTCAAAACCTCTATATCTGCAGGCGATCAGGGTGCAATTGAAGAGGCGCGCAAGTTGTTGCGCCAGTTATCTAGTGGGGCCAACCGGCAGAAGCTGCAGATGATCCTAACGCCTCAGAGATACGGACAGCTAAATACCAAGCTTAATGAGATCCGTGCAGCGCTAGAGTTACAGGCCAATGTAGCGCCGAACAGCGCGACAGCCATACGCCAGCAGATCATGAAAGACATTGAAGAGATCAGCGGGCTAGGTATGGTCGGCAGCGCTCTCCGAGGCGAGCCATTACAGGCAGGGCAAAAGGTAATTCAAGCGCTTACAGGAATGACCGACGAGTCTATGGTTGCGCGACGAAACGACATACTGAAAGAGGTGGCCGAGGCCTTGACAACCAAGCGAGGCCGAGAGGCAGAAATTGCCTTGTCATACGTTTCAGAAGCAATACAAAAGGGCCGGATTACAGAGGCCAAGGCGAATTACGTAAATCAAATTCTGCAGCGATCACTGGTGCCGGCGGGCGTAGAGATGAGCGAGCAGGTACGCGCAGGCATGGGGCTTTAATATGTTGAAACCAATGACCGACTTAGAGATCGAAGGCATCGCGCGCGAGGCTGTGCAGGACGCTGTGGATTTCTGCGAGTCTGAGATTGCCGAAGATCGCATCAAGGCCCAGAGATACTTCGATGGCGAGGTCGATATTGGCGAGGAAGATGGCCGATCAAAAGTAGTAGCCACAAAGGTAAGGGACACCATTCGCGCTATTAAGCCGTCTTTGATGCGTGTGTTTCTATCTACTGACAAGCCTGTTGAGTACGTTCCACGTGGAACAGAGGACGTTCAGGCTGCTGAGCAAGCTACAAAGTACATGCACTACCAGTTTAGCGAGCTTAACGGGTACAGGGTGCTTAATGATGCGTTTCACGATGCTTTGGTCAAAAAGTGCGGGGTTGTTAAAGTCTATTGGGACACATATCAGGAGCAGGAGGTTTATGACTTCCAAGACCTCAACGACATGGAGTTCACCCTTCTTGTTAACGAGGACGCCGTTGAAGTCATCAAGCACACTGCCCGTAGCACTATCGAGATCGACGAGTTTGGGATGGAGGTTGAAAGCCCTGTCCATGATCTTAAGATTTCTCGCACAATTGAACGCGGCAAGATGTGCATTGAAAGCGTCCCCCCGGAAGAGTTTTTCATTGATCGCAACTCGCGTTCTATCGATGACTATTACTGTGTTGCTCATCGTACCGAGATGCGTGTCAGTGACTTGGTGGCTATGGGTTATGATTATGAGGAAGTACATGATCTAAGCGGCCTGCAGCACTCTGACACCTTCTCAGAGGTCGAGGAGTACGAGCGGCGCGGTTATGAGTCAGACTACTCAGAAGAGGACGTGCAAGACCCTTCAATGCGGCTAGTTGCTATCACCGAGGCGTACATGAAGATCGACGTCGAGGGTACTGGCGTTGCTCAGATGCACAAGGTTGTTCTGGGTGGCAACAAGTACAAGCTTCTAGACTACGAGCCCTGCTCTCACCTGCCGTTTGCGGTGTTTGAGGTAGACCCTGAGCCGCATACGTTTTACGGCCGGTCTGTTGCAGACCTAATCATCAACGACCAAGACGCCGCCACAGCAATGCTTCGCGGTGTTCTGGATAACGTTGCACTGACCAACAACCCACGTATTGAGATTGTAGACGGCGCGGTCAACATCGATGACCTGCTAAACAATGAGATTGGTGGCGTTATTCGTGTTAAGCAGGCAGGCGCCATACAGCCGCAGGCGGTTCCGTTTGTGGCCGGCCAAACCCTTGGTGCTCTGCAGTATTTCGACCAGCAGGTAGAGGACAAGACAGGCGTTACAAAGGCCTCTACAGGGCTTTCTCCTGACGCCCTGCAGTCAACTACCGCTACGGCCGTAAACGCCACTGTACAGGCTCAGGCGGCTCAGATAGAGGTAATGGCGCGCAACCTTGCAGAGGGCGGAATGCGCCAGATGTTCAAGCTGATGCTGCAGTGCATGACGCAGAACGTAGACGAGGAGCAGATGATGCGCTTCCAAGGCAACAGCTACGTGCC